GCTTTCCTTCTTGTGCTCTGTTACCACATGTACGAATACTTAGCGAGGAATTTATGATGAAGAAGCCTAGTAAAGTTGAGAAAGTTATGAAAGAGTACAAGGAAGGTACTCTGCACAGTGGCAAGAAAGGCCCAGTTGTCAAGAGCCGTAAGCAGGCTGTAGCGATTGCCTTGTCAGAGGCTGGAATGTCTAAGAAGAAGGCTAAGAAGTAAAATGGATACTGGCTTCAACGAGGACTTGAAACGAATAGAGACAAAAGTAGACAAACTAACTGATGCCGTTACTCGTCTGATCCTCGTTGAAGAGCGTCAGACTGCTCAAGGTGTTCGCATCGACGACCTTGAGGAAAAGACAGAAGAACTTGATAAGAGCATTACCAGAGTAGATCGTAAGGTTGAAAGGTGGGTAAACATGGGCATGGGTGCTTGGGCTGTCGTAGCTACATTGTTTATGATCTTCCAGTTTGTTGTAAAAGCACAACACTAGTGAAGACACCTATTGACAAGTCTAAGAGAATCGTCTATAATGATTACTTATAAAGACACCAAGGAAAACTAATGGCAACAACTTATTTACAACTTGTTAACAATGTTCTTATAAGACTTAGGGAAACAGAAGTTTCATCTGTTGGTGACACTCCTTACAGTTCTTTGATTGGTGTCTTAGTCAATGACGCAAAGCGTGAAATTGAAGACGCCTATGCATGGAATGCCTTAAACACTACTATTGTCTTACCTACTGTTTCTGGTCAAGGTGACTATACTTTAGTAGGTTCTGGTCAAAGGTTTAAGACACACTTAATTATGAATGAGACAGAAGATGTTCCCATGCGTCAAGTGTCTCCTGATTGGCTTGATACGCAATATTATCTTGCTGATGTTCAAGATGCAGCACCAATTTATTACGCATTTGATGGTGTAAGTGGTGATGATAACATTGTTCGTGTATGGCCTCGTCCTGATGCTGTCTATTCTCTTCGGTTTAATCTTAATGTACCTCAAAATGACTTATCTTCCAACGGAGACTTGATTAAAGTTCCTCCTCACTTGGTGCAGATGTTAGCATACGCTAATGCTGTCGCTGAACGAGGTGAAGACGGTGGGCAGTCCTTTAGTGAACTGTATCAGAAATACCGTCTTGCATTGGCTGACGCTGTTGCTCTTGAGGCTAACCGGTACGATGAACAAGTAACCTGGGAAAGCATATAATGGTCGCAAAGCTGTTAACCACTTCTATCGCTGCTCCGGGTTTCTACGGCCTTAACACGCAGGACTCGGTGGTTTCACTTGAATCAGGCTTTGCTACTGTTGCTACGAATTGTGTGATTGACAAGTTTGGTCGTATCGGTGCTCGTAAAGGCTGGAGTCCATCACATGCGACTAACGCTGACTTAGGCTCAAACGCTGTCAAGGCTATCGGTGAATTGATTGCTTCAGACGGTACTTCGTACACGATTGCTGCCGGTAACAACAAGCTGTTCAGGCTTAACGGCGGCACACTGACGATGCTGACCTACGGGGGCGGAGGAACTGCTCCGACGATCACTGACAGCAACTGGCAGATGGCTGCTCTGAACGGCATCCTGTACATGTACCAGTCTGGACATGATCCTCTTATCTTTGATCCTGCTGTGTCAACCACGACTTACCGCAGGGTGTCGGAGAAGACTGGATATGTTGGAACTGTCAGTCACAACAATTGCGTAATCAGTGCCTATGGTCGTACATGGTCAGCCAATAACACAACGAATAAGACAACGATTCAGTTCTCTGATCTGCTTGCTGGTTTCGTGTTATCAACAGGCACTGCTGGAACGCTGGCTATTGCAGAAATATGGCCTGCTGGTGCCGACGAAATCATTGCTCTAGCAGCCCACAACGGCTTCCTGATCGTCTTTGGTCGTAGGCAGATTCTGATCTACGCTAACGCTCAAGACCCTGCTGGACTGACGCTGCAAGACACGATCACGGGTGTTGGCTGCTTTGCACGAGACTCTGTGGTAGCCACTGGCTCAGATGTGTACTTCCTGTCGGATAGCGGTGTCAAGTCGCTGTCTCGGGTGATCCAGGAGAAGTCTTCGCCGATGCGCGACATCAGCGCAAATGTGCGTGACGATGTTGTAGCTGCGATGACTCTGGAGACTGCCGCAGGCATCAAGGCAACACACTCAGACAAGGAAGGTTTCTACCTAATTACTTTCCCTGTCACCGGAGTAACCTACTGCTTTGACCTTCGGATGCTGCTGCCTAACGGTGCAAGCAGGGCTACGACATGGGATGGAAGCGTACCAACAGCTTTCTGCTACAAACAGAACAAAGACCTTCTGTTAGGTAAGCCCGGTTATGTCGGTAAGTATGACACTTATCGTGACAATACCGACACTTATGTAATGAAGTACTACACCAACTACTTCGATTTCGGTGTGCCCACGGCACTGAAGATTATGAAGAAGGTTGGAATCACGACTATCGGTGGACAGGGCTATCCTGTGGTGCTGAAGTTCGGTTATGACTACAGTGACATTCTGAACAGCCGTCAGTTCAATCTGTCAAACGCTGCTGTTGCAGAATACAACATTGCCGAGTACAATATCGGTGAATACGGTGGATCAGCTTTCGACAACAAGGTAATCAACATTGGCGGTGCTGGTAAGGTTATTCAGCTAGGTTTTGAAACCACTGTGAATACTCGACCAATATCTATCCAAAAGATTGATGTCTTTACCAAAGTAGGAAAAACGAGGTAACTAAGTGTCTAATTATACCAAAACTACTAACTTTGCTATTAAAGACGGTCTTGTGTCGGGCAATCCTTCCAAGATCATCAAGGGCACGGAAATCGACACAGAGTACAATAACATTGCCTCTGCCGTTTCCTCTAAGCCTGACGCTAACAATGGAACGCATACGGGAACCACAACGATGGCTAATCTAACATTGTCTGGTACATTCTCTGGTACCGTTGATGGAGGTACCTACTAATGGCTACTGATTTCTCTTTGCTTGGTGGTACTCAGATAGGTAGTGTTCCTGCTGCAATGCAGACTGGTTTTACTGCTGCTGGAGGTGCTCCCACCTCTGGCGTTGACTTAACTGGACTGTTCCGTAACCTGATCGGCACCGCAGGCAACATCTATGCCTCTAATCAGGCCGGTAGTAACGCTGCTCAGTTGGCTGCACAACAGGCACAGGCTTCGCAGTTCCGCCCCGTAGGCGTTACCACTCGCTTTGGTCGTAGTGGCTTCCAGTTTAGCCCCACGGGTGAACTCATGGGCGCTGGCTACCAAGTGGCTCCTGATGTGGCTGCTATGCGTGAGGCTCTGCTGGGCATCTCCGGCGGAGCACTGCAACAGGCACAGCAACAGCAAGCCATGCAAGGCCAGATCAACCAAGCTGCTCAAGGCTTGTTTGGCTTAGGACAGCAGTACGTTGCACAGACTCCGCAACAGGCTGCACAGCAGTATGTTGCACAGCAGCAAGAACTGTTAGCTCCCTTGGATGAGCGTGCTCTGGCACAGTTGCAGACACAGCAGTTCCGTCGTGGCACTGGCGGCCTTGCGATGGGCGCTACTGGCGCTACTCCGATGGGTGCTCCTGGTCTTCGTGCTGCTAATCCGGCTATGGAAGCCTTCTACAATGCACAGCAGCAGCGCAATGCTCAGTTGGCTGCACAGGCACAGCAGATGGGTCAGCGGCAAGTTGAATTTGGACAAGGCTTGCTTGGTGGTGCTCTGAATCTTCAGCGCGGCGGCTATGGTGCTCAGGAAGCTGCTTTGGCTCCGTTCAGCACTGGCTTCCGTCAGGCCGCGAATGTGGAACAGACAGGAATGCAGCCGTTTGAGATGGGCGTTAGCCTAGGCTCCCCTGTGACTGCTGCTGCGCGTCAAGCTGCTGCGATCCAGGCACAAGGACAGGCTGCACAGCAGGCTGCTGATTTCAACCGAAACACCGCAGTTGTCGGCGCTTTGGCTGATCCGGTGTCTAAGTTAATTGGTAAACTGTTCGGAGGTTAATAATGGCTGACGGAATGATGAGTAATCCTTTTCTTGGTTTGCTAAACCAAGGAATGAGTCCTGAGCAGGCACAAGCTGAAGTTGATCGTCAGCGTGCCTTACAGTTTGCTAACCTCAACCCGCAACAGCGTGTTGCTGCTGGTATCTACGAAGGCATTACCGGTATTGGTCGTGCCTTGGGTGCCCGTGATCCGATGCTTGAACAGGCTTCGCAGTTGCGTCAGTTGGCTAGTCAGTTTGATACAAATACTGCTGAAGGCATGATGCAGTATGCCAATGCTGTTCGTCAAATTAGTCCCCAGATGGCCCAGCAGGCTGCGATGCAGGCACAGCAGATGATGTTTTCTGGTGCTAAAATTGAGTCGGAAAGGGCACTTACTGAACAGCGTCGTCGTGAGAAAGCATCTAAAGACCCCATTCAAGAGTTTGTCAGGGCTAATGCAAAGAACTATACTCCTGAAAGTATCCAAGAGTTTACGACAACTGGTGATTTCTCTGTTCTCAAGCGATTCACTGAAGAAGAAAAGAATGTAAAAACACCGGCAGAGTTTGCTGCTGTTGCAAATGAACTTGGCTTTGGTGCTAAGACCACACTAGACAAATATACGCCGGAACAGACGCAGGCTGTTAACAGGACTTTGCTTGATCGTGGCGTGAAAAAGGCCGCTGCCGGAGCTACACAGATTCCCGGAGTCAAGGAAGTTCAAGATGTTCCCGGTCTTCGCGCTAAGGTTCTTGGAACGATTTCTGACGCTAAACGCGGTTATGAGTCTGCCTCTCGTGCGGTTACGCTTGCAGACGATGCTCTGCAAACAAATAACTTTGCGTCTGCTGCCGGTCTTGCATCTGCACTTGCTAAGGCTTCTGGCGATACACAGCTTAGTAATAAGGATGTTGAAAAGTATCGTACCGATCCGGCTTTCGTTGGAACCGTGGCTGACGTTACTGCTCGTTTGGTTCGCGGTACTCCAACAGCAGACACCTTAAAGAAACTTCGATCTTATGCACAAGTGCTGAAGAAGAAGCAAGAAGAATCCATCCAACGTGAACTGGACACCCAACGTGAACTTGCTCGTCGTGCGGGGTTCAAGAATGAAGACATTGACGTTGCCTTCGGCGGCATCTTAGAAGGTGGTCGAAAGAACCAACGACGAACTGCCAGCGGCGTTACTTACACTGTAGAAGAGGATTGATATGCCTACTTATACCATTAACGGAAAAAGGATCAAAACTGACCGTGAACTTTCTGAGGCAGAAATTGATGAGATTGCAAGAGATTTAGCACCCGTTAGTGGACAAGCAGCAATTCCTACGGAGGGGCAGCCAACGGCTCCTGCGGCTGTTCCAACTTTATCCGCCTCTGAGCGAATGTTTCAGAATGCTTTAGCGGGCGCTGCGGCAGTTCCTCCGATGGCTGCTGCCGCCCGTGCTCTTCAAGCATTGACCGCCGGTGGACGAGCTGCTCCGTATGCTTCTAACCTAGCCAAAGCCTTGGTTCCGACATCTGGCCGACAGCTTGCTGCTGAGGGCGTTATTGGAGCCGCTGGTGGCGTTGTTGGCGGTGAACTTGGTCAGCAAGTAGCCCAAAAAGCAGGAGAGCAGTACCGCCCTCTTGGTGAATTTGCAGGCGGTGTGGTTGGTGGTCTAGGTGCTAACACACTTGTTCGTAATGTTCCAGAGACTGCCGCTGCTTTGCTTGGTGGACGGGCTACGGCACCACAACAGGCAGCAGAACAGCTTGGTCGTATTCGCGGTGCTGCTCAGATTCAACAAGCGTATACGTCCAATCCTCAGTTAGCTCCCTCGCTACAAGAGGCTTTTGATATTGAACGTCAGTTGGGTGTAAGCCTTCCTGTACTGGCTGCTGCCAAGGGTGATGTTACACTAGAAAACTTTGCCCGTTCTATCACATCCCGTGGCGAGAACGCTCCGTTTACGGCTCTGTTGCGACAGCAAGAAGAAGAGGCTAAAAAACAGCTTACTGCGGCTCGTAGTCGGATGGCTGTTAGCGGAGATAGGGCAGCGCAGGTTGCAGAAGCTAAAGCAGCCCGTGTGCAGGCTGAAAACGCCCGTCGTGAGCGTGTAGCGGCTGAACAACAGCAAGCTCTTCAGACGCGAATTGAAGACCTTGATGATCGGATTGTTGACCTGTCCGCTGACGCTGTGCGCTTAGACGATGGCAAGGGCGCTATTGGACAACGGATCACAAACCTTCTGAATGCTAAAGAACAAAGCATTAAGAAGGAAATGAGTCCCAAGTATGATGATCTTCTGAAGGGTGCTAAAGAGTCTGGCATTGAAATGCCTTCTACCTCTGTGGCGGTTCTTCACCGATTCGTCAAGGACTCTCGTGCAGATGATGTCTTTAACAAGTTCCCTGAACTCTATTCTAAGATCAACACGCTGTTAGCTCCCTCCAGGGCACCTGTGTCCGGCAAGTTTGCTGAGAAGTATCCGAACCTTGTAAGGTCTGTTGAAGGCACCTACAAGCCAATCGGCGTGGAGGATGTAGACTCTCTCAAGCGTGCTTTGAACAAGGCACTGTCTCAGACCAAAGATGCTGACCAAGCCCGTCTGCTGACTGCTCTCAAGCGTCAGGTTGATGGCGCTATCGGCACGATGGACGAAGGCTTTGCTAACAGTTATAAGCAGCTTGACCGTGAGTATGCAGAGCGTTTAGGTATCCCCTTCTCTGAAGAGGGTGTACTGTCTGTTGACCGTGCAAGGTTCGTGGAGTCCGTAGTTCCTGTGCTGTCCAATAAGCCGTCGGCTGTGAGGCAGATTCTGGCAGCTACTGACAACTCTCCTGAGACTCAGCAGGTTGTTCGTGATGCGATGATTCTGAAACTAGGCAATACTGCCGGTATCGTCAAACCAGACGGTATTGATGTCCGTGGACTCACTCGCTTCATTAACCAGAACAAGGAAATCATTGACCAAGTTCCTGGTCTGCGTGGAGAGTTAGAAACTATTGGTCGGAATGTTGGAGAACTGAAGAACACCCGTGCAAGGCTGTTGGAAGAACAGCGTAACATTGCTGTTGAAAAGCTAGACAATGTTTGGAGTCGTTCTCAGACTGCCGCTGGCGGGTTCCAAGGCTATGTTCAGCGTTCTTTGAACAATCCGGAAGCCCTGCGTGATCTTATTGCTACTGCCGGTACTGACAAGTCTCTTCAGCGTGGTTTGAAGTCTGCGTTGCTTGACATTGGCTTGAATTCTTCTAACAAGGTTCAGTTCTTTGACGACAATGCAAAGACACTGAATGCTGTGTTTGGAGAAGCCTATTCCAAGGATGTCAAGATGCTGTTTGATGCTGCTCAGAGGCTGCAACAGTTCCCTCTGAAGGGCGGTATCAATGTGGGCTTGACTCAGAAGACCGGCTTCGAGGCCATGACTGGCTCTCGTCCGGAACAGATTGCAGGAGAACTCAGAAACCAAATTCTCAGTGCTCCTCGTGTGTTCTTGAATGTCTTTTCCCGGTTCACTCAGAACAGGGCAAGCAAGGCAGAGCAAGAGGAGATCATGTCTTTCTTACAGGATCGTAAGTCTCTGACGGATGCTGTGAAGCTGATCGAAGAAATGCAGGCCAACTCTATGCGAGTAACTGATAAGGCAAGGAACTTGATTCTTCGTCTAGGTAAGAATACGGCTTCTGCTGGACTATTCGGCGGTCTTGCTTCTGTTGTTCCTGGGGAACTGGGACTGACCGAGCGTGCTCCTGTGATGCAATTCCCGGAGGAATAAGATGTTTGAAATGCTAGGAGGCGGTCTTCTAGGCAGTATCTTCGGTGGCCTGTTTCGGCTGGCCCCGGAGGTACTGAAGTGGCTTGACCGCAAAGATGAACGAAGCCACGAACTGAAGATGTTTTCTCTTCAGACTGACCTAGAGAAGATGCGGGGTGAGTACCGCATGGAAGAGAAGTATATTGACTTCAGTAAGGCCAATGTAGACGCTATCGGACAAGCATTCAAGCAACAAGCCGAAGCCGACAAGAAGGCTTACAAGTGGGTTGCTTCTATCTCTGCTCTGGTTCGTCCCGGTATCACTTGGTTGCTCTTTGGTCTGTATACGGCTGTCAAGATCGTCACCATCATGTATGCTGTCAATAGTGGTTTACCCGCTATCCAAGTCATGCAAGAAATCTGGACTGCTGATGACTTCAGTATGCTGATGATGATTCTGACGTTCTGGTTCCTTGGTCGGAGCATTGAGAAACGTGAACCCCGCAATTGAACTATGTAAGAATGTTCTAGTCAAGCCCTTTGAAGGATGCGCTAAGGTTCTGCCTGACGGTAGAGTCAAAGCGTATCCTGATCCGGGCACAGGCGGACACCCGTGGACTATCGGCTATGGCTCTACTGGACCTGACATCAATCCAGACACAATCTGGACTATGGAGCAGTGCGAGAAGGGCTTAGACGAGCACATGGAGTACTTCTATGTGGGTGTGATGAAGCTCTGCCCCGGTCTGAAGGATGAGCCACCCAGGCGACAGGCTGCTGTGCTGTCATGGGCCTACAACTGTGGACTGGGTAACCTTCGTATCAGTACCTTCAGGAAGAGGATCAACGAGAAGAACTGGGAAGAGGCTGCACTGGAGTGTCTCAAGTGGGACAAAGCAGCCGGTAGAGTGCTCAGAGGATTGACTAGAAGGAGACAGGCAGAAAGCCTGCTGTTGAAATAATTAAGCCCCTGTCAAGGAACCTTTATAGGAACCTTGCAGGGGCTTTTTTTATTCCGTGAAGAAATCTCCGATCAGGATTTCAATGAACGGTATCTTTATGATTAGACCAACAAAGCAAACAACTTCTTCTTTGCCTTCCTCGTCTAGCATACAGTACCGATTGATCTCATTGTGCTCTATATCGAAGCCGATACCGAGCCTGAACTGTAGGATAAAGTTCACGGTAGTTCGCAGGCTCCAGCCGTGCAGGCCAAAGTCTGTGCTCCTTCTACATTGTCAGTCCTTTCAATGAAAGCATCCCAGTCAATCCCCGCAGGCATTGCGGCCTTTAGGCGTTCGTACTCCGCACTGTCGATCTCCTCATATGGTGCCTGTCGATAGGTTCCTCCGTCCATCGGCAGGAAAGACACGCCAGTGATCTTGTCAAAGTTGTCCCACACCCAAGCACCAACCTTAGGCCACTCATGCTCCTTGACTGAGATGGTCACAGAAGGCTTATGCTCACAGTAGTGTTCCTGATACAGCAGCCACAGACGCAGGTGCTTGATAGCATCCAAGTCCTCACGCAGCACAGCACCGTCAGCCACAGCCACAGGGAAGCTGAACACTGTCGTGCTGTCAGACTTATAGAAGTCAGGCTCTGCCGGGAACCCTTGAGACTTCAGGAAGTCAGTGAGAGGGTCTTTGTTATCAGAACGAACCCTGCGAATATAATACTTAGCGTGTTGAGGATGAATACCACTAGCAGTGCCCGTGAGCTGGGAGACTGTACCCTCAGGTTTGATAGCTGTGATAGCAACACTCCGGTTGATACCGATAGCGTCAGCCATAACAGCATTAGTGTGAACAGCATGAGTTTTCAGCCTCTCCAAAAGGTCAGGTAGACGGGGATCGTCAGGGTTGTTCAGCAACGAGTTATCCAAGATACCCGTCATCGACACACCTAGCAATCGTTCCTCTTCGGTGTTGTTTTGCCAAATCTTGCGAAGATACGGGAAGTTCGTAAGTGTTGACTGCCAAGTTCCCAGGATAGTTGCAAGACGCACTTTACGCTCAAGAGAACCGTAATCATCGCTAGGCCGCACAATGACAGAACTAAGATTACAGAACTGATAAGGTCGTAGAATAATCTCACTACAGGGATTAGTACCCCACTCTTGATTCGGGTCACGACGACCATTGCGTGCTGCCTGAGCTTGACTAGCATACCGATTGAAGATACCTCGTTCACCAGAGTGTGATTCATAAATAGCAGACCATTCGCGCATGAACTGACCAACAGAGGGCTTGGTCGTGTAGACTGCCGAGTTGTTGGCCAATGCACGCTGTGCGTTGCCTTCCCACCAGTTTCCTGCCTTAGCGTGAGCCATCCGGTCATCGCTCAGGTCAGACAGGCTAATCATCGCAGACCTGCGTACCCCTCCAACCACAACGACTTCCCCGATCTTGCACAGAATATCATGGCATTCCAGCGAGTTAAGTTTACGACCAGCGGCTGTCTTGAACTTAGCGACAGTGTAGCGGAACAACTCCACCAACGGTTCCGGGCCACTTGCTCGACCACCAAAGGTCTTAAGGCGTGCCCCAGCAGGACGTACGGCGGATACATCCCACTTAGGTACTTCTCCGGCATACAGGAGGGCAATAATCTGTCGCAGAGCCTTTGCCCAGCCTTCCTTAGAGTCCTTGACGACCACCACAGTGTTAGACTCAAACAAATGATCCGGAACTTCCGGCAGACGATTGACATACTTTTCCTCTACGCTGAATCCTACCCCTGTACCACAGAGTAGGATATACATTGCCTCATCGAATGCCTTAGGATCATCAACGGGCAGGTACGAGCAGTTGTATCCGGCTACATTCTGACGATCCAAGGCATCGCCTGCGGTCATAATCGCACGCATGGACGGCACAACCTCAAGGTTCGTCACAGCATCTTGCAGTTCCTTGCGAAGCTCGGTAGGCAAGAGGTAGTTGTGCTTCTTCCTCAGATGTCCTTCCATGAAGTCAAAGTAACGATTGACTGTCTCAGGCCAGTGCTCTCGACGGCCTTTGTCGTCAAGGTAACGGGAATACCTAGACTTGGCAATGTAGGTTTGGTACGGAGTCATTAAAAT